GCGTTGGGTCTTGAAAACCCTGCCCAGCCGACCACGCATCCGCAATATTTCCAAAAGGTTGAGTCATGCTGGCTGCCCTCCGAAGAGCACTTGATAGTTAACGCGCAGATAGCCGTCACTGCCAAGCAGTACAGCCTCTGGAACGATTGATTGAACTTCCTGGGCGATGACGCCAGTGTATTTGACACCAGGCTCTGTTTTGTACTCGAACTCGTAAATCCTGAACCCACGGCGATCACGAGCCAGTGCACGTTTGGCCGTCTTAAGCCGTGAGTCCGAGAACATGATTGCAGCAGCCCCGAGTCCGGCAAGGCCGCCAAACATTTGGCCTTGCGACTGTTGCTGTTGCTGCCATGCTGCCATCTGCCCGTTGTAGCTGTTGTACATATTGCCGGAAATGTCAGCCGGATTCATGTTCACACTGGTATTTTCGCCAGAGAAGTTCGGGCTCTGGACGCCCATCATCCCACCACCGCGCAGGGCAGAAAGGGTGTTAATAGCGTTGTTGCGATTGCTGTTCAGCAGATTGTACTGGTTGTTCTGAGCCGCCATCTGCTGATTCTGCAACGTTCCACCACCCTGCAACACCGCTTGCCCTGTGTTAAAACCCATCGTCGCATTGAACTGATTCATCGAGTTCTCAGCGTTCATGTCAGCAATGCCAGTCTGCGTGGCGTTGTTGGCATTCGTGATACTGGCCTGCGTGGCATTGTTAGCGTTGGTCGTGTCGATCCCGGCACCCAATTGGGCCTTGCCCATCGCCTCACCAGCCAACTGTTGACGATCCTGCAGCTGCATGCTGTTCATAGCCTGCATTGCTGAGGTGCCTTGCCCAATGGCTGAGTACATGGCTTGATTGGTCTGGTCAGTCTGATTACGCTGGAGGTCATCCATAGCGCGATTCCAGGCTTCAGAGTTCTGTGCAATGCCCTGATTAGCCAGCTGGGATTTCATAGCATCAGTGGCGTTTTGCTGATCCGGCTGCAGCCGCGACATCGCCTGATTGTACAGGGCATTCGTCACATCATTACGGGTTTGGTCACTTGGAGCTTGCAGGGGGTTCAGCTGTTGATTGCCATACCCAACACCCGTCAGTCCTTGCGTCCAATTCTGCCCAACTTGCCCAGCACCAGCAGCGCCAGCGGTAGCAGGTGCCGCAGTAGAAGCAGTGTTATTCCCAATAATTCCGGCAGCATCTTGAAGGTTGTGAGCTTGTGAGTTGACACCCGGCAGCTGATTGATGTTGATCGGGTTTTCAACAGCTTGGTTGACTTGATTCAACTGACTGCCGATTGCACCTTGCAGTCCCGCTGAGTTCTGCAGATTCTGGTCTTGCAATGCCTGCATGCGCGGGTCAAGTGTCTGAGTCTGAGTCCATTGCCCATTCCCATCTTGACTCCACGTCAAATTCCCGTACGGCGTCGACTGGTTGTAGCGATTCAGCTTGGTAACAGCATTCGCAGTGTCAATGTTTTCCTGCGTCTGCGCCTGTGCTGCTTGCCAAGGATCAGGAGCAGGAGGAGCACCACCGCCCCCACCACACAGTGTCCACGGCCCTTCGTACTCGTGCGACTTTTCCTCTAGCACGTTGCCAGTGGCCATGTCAATAACGAGGTGAGTAATTACCTTAGCCATTTGCAATCCTCTCGCAGCATGACGACTTGAACGCCATCTTCGTCTGCGTACCAGTGTTTGAGCTTAGCCTCCACCGTGTAGCCGAGGGCAAGCGCAAAATTCAGTGACCGTTGGTTTGATTCCCTTATTACACCCGTAACCCGTCTGAGTCCGCACTGTAAAAAGGGGTATGCGAAAATCTTTTCCAGGACATGTCGCTGAACGCCTCGTGGGTCTTTAACTACCACGGACATATTGCAGCTTTTTTCCTGAAAGTGGGAGTAGATCATCCCAGCTAGCATATTGCCGTCCTCGTCAACTGACGCAATCCATGTGTGTGCCAGAGAACTGTAGGACGTCTGCAGAATAGCCTCCATTTCATCCCGATAGCGAGGGTTTTGCTTGAAGTCGCATAGCACCCGCATTACATGATTCCCCCTTGCCGGAGGACCATTTCGGTCGCAAACCAGTTGAAAGTCACGGACTTACAAGTAGCTTGCATCAGGAGAGCTTTTGCCTTGCCTGGCCAGTTTGCTACACTACGCCAATTGTGGCTTGGGGCATCTGAACCAGCAAAAACTGCGTTATCGAATTGAGCTGTGTCGAAGACTGCAACGTTGGCGGTTTGTACACCAGCAGAGCCTCGAAAAGCTCCGTCGGCGAAGTCTTCTGCAATGCCCAGTTGGACGTTGACAGTAGTGTTGGAGCGGGTCAGCAGTCGCAGCATCTGAATCTGCTTGTTGTTCCCCCGCCGGCCAAAGTAGTTGAAAGAGGACTTCGCCGACAGGATTATTCCATTGCCATTGTCCAGCAGCCCTTGCCAAGCTTGGTAAATCGTCGCCCCGTTGGCAAAGTATGGCTGGTTGTTGAACAGCCCCATGCACTCACCACTATAGCCGACAAACCTGCACCATGCCTGCATTTCAGTGTTGAAAATGCATTGAACTGAGCTGCCACTACCTTGCGGAATATTGAGTAACAGCATAGACCACGTTGGCCAGTACATCACCTGCCAGCCGAATGTCGAGCCATACTGAATTGCGTAGCTGGCAATGATCGGCTTGATGGCATCCGACAGGAACGATTCCGACTGCACCGGGCCAGATTGCAAGAGCTTGATTACAGACACTGGCCCTTCGATCGTGGAGATAATCAAATCACCTTTGACTTTCGTCATACAGCGGCGGCCTGTTGGGAAAGCGATCTTAAACACCCCCGCAAGAGCCCAGGAAGTTGCGATGCTAGGGTCGGTGCCCTTGTAGATAACCACTTCACCCTGACTAGTAATTGCACAGAAGTAGTCATCTGGACCCAAACCGCCATCCAGCGTCAACGACCCAATCGACATCAGATATCCGCCTTCGCGGCAAATACCTGCAAGGCTAAACTCATTCGCGGCCCCGCCAACAGACTGCAGTGGAAGGTAGAAAAAGCTCAGACTGTTGTTGCAGCACAGGAAAACTCGTGTTTTGAACTGGGTAACAAAAGCTACATTCGCAGAAGCGACACCTGTCAGAGCAGGGGATGAGCTACCAGAGAGGTCAGTCCAAGTTGTGCCATCAAACACCTTGGAAGCGTCCGTTCCGTTGCAACACCAGAGGAAAGTTCCGCCAGGGGTGGTTACCTGAGTGTGCATCCAGGCACCGTTGGTCGAAGTCAGCGTGGCCGCAGAGGTAATCGTCCCACCCGCTGTGACATCAAAGATCCCCTTCTGTGTCCCTGCGAACAGCTTCTGCGTCCCATCCATCTTGGTATAAGGCATCAGCGAACGCACAACATTGGTCAGATCAGAGAATTGAGCAAACTGCCCATACCCACTTCGCAGTTGCAATGCCCCTTTGTATGGGTAAAGATTATCCAGCTGCACGGCATAGGACGAGTCCATGTCTGACAGCGAATCTCGACCATTCCAACCCTGAATTGGTGCTGGAATAGTGATAGATTGAGCGATTCCCATACTTACCTCGCCATCGGGGTAACAAAGATACCCGGAGTTGCAACTAATTCTTGGTCATCCATCGACAGTTTTGGCTTTGGCCCATTGTTACCAGTAGCATTCGCCACCAAGGCCAGCCAATCCTTTAACCTTGTCCCCATGTCGAAGCCTTTTTGCTGTTTCCAGTATACCCGCAGCCCCTCAATCAGCACTTCACTGTCGATGTTGATCATATCAGCATCGTAGATAAAGTACTGAGTCGGTGTCACAACCTGAGTGTTTGGGTTTACACTGCTGATCGCGTAGTTGGACACATACTCAAAGTACATCGTATGACCGGCTTGCATGGCTGGCCACGTCCAGAGGTGTCCCTGGTAGGTGCGATAGGCGTAGAAGGGATTGCTGTTCGGGAGGGCTTGCAATTCCGCCCATTGATCTGGAGTCGCTGGACCTTGCATCGGCAGCCGACGTGTCTGATCCCAGAAGGTGTTCGGCCGGATGAACTTCAGACCTGGAGCCAGAGTTTGAATTGCACCTTGATCACTACTCGCTTTGGAGGTGAAGATGCACTGATACTCAAACTCTGTGAAATTGTACTTAGAAGTCAGCTCATTGACGACTTGCTCCAACAAACCTGCAATTTGCATCAGGTTGTCGTCTTGGCTGGTCAGCACGGATGCAGGGGTAGGAAGACCCTCCCGCTGACACATCTTTTGAACTACTTGAAGGAGCGAGAGGGCCATGTTTACACCTTTGACTTACTTGGTTTTTGCGGCTCCTGCAGCGATGGCTGCATTTGACGCCTTAGCGGCGGCCAGTTCATCCGCCAGCTTCTTGTTGTCCATTGCCAGGTTTTCGACCTTCGCCATCAACGCGGTGACTTGTGCCGAGAGCTTCAATGGATCAGCTTCCAGTGCTTCGAGGTACTTCTGCGCCCGGAGCTTCAAATCCCTGCCACCCATGCCGATGTTGGCGATGGTTTCTTCATTAGCCGCTGCCAGGTCCTCGATGGTACGAACATTCGCCCACTTCAGATTCTCCAGCTGCGCCGGGCTGAGTGCGGGCCAGTCCATCAGCGGGCGGCCATTGAGCGGTACTTCGCCGCCCTCTTTCCAGACTTTGTAACCTTCCTTCAACTGACTCAGCCACTCTGGCGGAAAGCGCTGTTGGCGTACTTCCGACTCCAGCATCGCGAACCAGTCTTTGACTTTGCGCTCGACTCGATCCTTCGATCCAGCCGGTGTGATGATCGCAAAGTCCACATCCCTTGCCACATAGTGCCCACGTTCAGTCGAAGCATCCCGGTCTTCTTCTTGCCGGACTTCAAACTTCACAAAGGGTGGCCGATCTTGTAATACTTCTGGCATTTTACCGTCCCCACAGTTGTTACCCCAAAAAGCCCCCGGAACCCTTTCGAGCCCCGGAGGAAGTGCCGTGGGGATGCGGCAACTTTAGCCCTGTTAGGTGATTGCACCTTGCAGGAATGGGCGATTCAGGTGAACCACGTTGTAGAACACAGTACCGTTATTGTAGGTTGCCGTGATCGGACCAGAGACCAGAGCATTCGTAGCGAGCGACAGAGTCACGATACGGGTGCTGGGGTCAATAGAAACAATCGTGGTACCTGCTTGGATACCTGTGCCCGACAAGTAGGCACCTGCAAACCAACCGTCCGACTTCGGAACGCGAATCTGCAATGCGTTGTTGAGGCCGGAGCAGTTGTTGATAACGACAGTTTGGGTCGCCGGTGTGATGGCCTTGGCATTGAGAACCTGCTTGGAAGCCGTAACAGCCCCTGCTTGACCCACTGCACCAATACCGATCGCCGAACCAGCCGCCACCGATGCAGTCGAGTTCACAACGGCCAGACCAGTAATCTGGAACCAACCGTAGTTACCCGTCACACCAGCTTGATTTGCGACTGCGCACATGCATGCTTGGTTGGCCGTATTTGCCACTTCAGCAAAGTCAAAGCGCATCGCATTCAGAGTGCTGTCAAACACTGGCGTTACCGAGCACAGACCACCTTGGCGAATCGCTGCTGAGTAGCGGCCATACATGAATTCGCCCGCACCCCAATAGTTATCCACCGCAGTGATGATCATACCTTGATTGAGCCGCTGAGTCGAGTCAGGGATCATTGCAAAGTTGATCTGCGGAGAGCCCAGTAGGGCGTCAACCTGTTGGAAGTTCATACTTTTCTCCTTGAGTTTAGTGTGCGTTTTACACGTGGATAAACATCACACTAAATTAGGCGTGAAGGACGCCCTGCAGGGAACGATTGCTGATCACCAAGTTGCCCATCCACAGAATCGGGATGATTGCAGCATCTTGGTTGTACGGCTTCATCTCGTCCATTGTCGTCATGTTGGCTTCCGGGTGGACCACGAGATCGAAGT